AGAGCAATTAGATCGCATCAGTCGAGACGGCGACCTTGACGAGTTTACCAAGGTAGTACTTGAAAAGGCGCTCGACATCGAGGCAGAACTTGACGCTATCAAAGACGTGCTATCGTCATGGGACTATGATACAGACTTCACCATACTTGATGAAGAACTGCACGACGTGCGCAACCAATTGGCAACCTATGCAGACGAGAGCAAAGAACTAAACAAACTACGTGAGGAGGCATCAAAATGAAAACAATCGATTCTAAAGTAAAATCAATCAGCCATATTGTTATGTCCCTTGAATTACTCGAGCACTACCTAAATGATTTTGAGGATAGTACGGCATTCCAAGATCAGATTAAGGAAGACAAAGACACATTAAGATTAGCGATCGAAGAATTGGAGGCATTACTATGAAGTACGAAGTACAGGAATACTGCCTATGTAGCGGATGGACTAACACTTGGTCGACCGAAGTAAATGGAATTATGGAGGCAACATGGTTTTCATCACGTGAAGATGCAGAATCAGAATTAAGATGTTGGTTTGATGATATGCAAGACGAGGTCGAAGCCGGCAACATGGAAGACGTGCCGGACAGGGAAGAGTTTAGAATTGTGGAGGTGGCATGAAATACCTAATTATTTTTTTATTATGCTTCAGTTTAAATGCTCATGCATCCAAAGAAATGCGTAATAAAACCGGTATCGTATTGACCTTGGTATCATGCCCCACAATGAGTGATTCTTTTGTGGCATACGACAGCAATACAAAGATGATAGGGTGTTGGAAAGGTACAACACCTTACATTATTATTTTGTGGGACAATAACACTTTAGTATCTTATGAATACGCAGATTGGAGATTATATGAAACGAAATAGTAAGCATTCATTGGCAGATTTTTTTGATGAACTAATTGTATGGACGTGTTTGTTTATTGCAATTGCACTATTCTTAAAGGGGTTACCATTATGGAGTTAAAGATTAAAATAGATCCGGATCAAGTAAACAATTTGATCAAAGGTAGTTTAGTTGAATACCATCAATACTTATATAAGGCATATTGGGAAAGTGAAGACGACCACAGGCAAAAGGTACGTGACGCTATGTTGCTAGTCCTCGAGCAATACATGGAACCACTTGAGTACGAAAAGTATGTTGCGTCGTTGCTAAATTAGAGTATACTTATAGCTTACCTTAAGAAAAGTGTACCTATGGCTGACAATTACGAAGCATTAAACCAATACCTACAGTCTTTGTTTGGCATTGAACCATTGCCAGTCAAAGAAGAGCACCAATTGGCTAAACAGATACAAGCCGGAGATAATCTAGCACTTGAAAGGCTGGTAAAACATAATCTTCGGTTTGTTGTTTTCTTACTTAAAAATACAACGGCATGGAAACATGGCGCGACACCGGTCGAGGACTTAATTAATATTGGCAACGAGCAATTAGTCAAGGCGGCTAGGAGGTGGAAACCCACCAACAATGCACGATTTGCTACCTATGCTCGAAGCTTCATATTAAAAGGCACACGTCGAGAATTGGACAACACCACGCACATGATTAGACTACCGGTTAACGTATCAGAACAGATTAAAAAGATGAACTACAACGAACGAGCGCTGACCCAAGTACTCGGTCGTAAACCAAAGGCATCGGAGGTGGCGACAATGATGGGAGTCCACGAAAATGTGGTGCTCAAGTTGCAGTCATACATAGGGCGCGAGCCTGTAAGCTTGGAGTCAATTGATGAAGAGCGTTACATAGAGGACAACGAAAATGAGTAAGAAGGCAATACCTACAGAGATTCACGATCAAGATGGCAATTTTAAACGTATCGAATTCCACGACAATACCGGCGAGCATATTGTCGATGTGTTGTGGGATGATCACGAAGAGCAAACAATTAAGAATAGAATTGAGTTCAGAAAATGGGCTTATCATATGTTGGATAACAAAGGATACACGGTAGATAAATGATAAAAGATCTTGTTATATGCTTTTTTATTATATTGATTGTGTTCTTTATAACCCAAATCATGATTTGAGTACCACTCGGTACCCCTTTGTACCCCTTTGAAAAAAGCAAAGGGGTACAAAGTAATAGAATCAAAGACTTACGAACAGTCGAATGCGGGTTACAGAGCGATTTTAGGCAGTCAAAAAAGTGCTGTAAGTCCTTGATTATAAAGGTGAGTACCACTCGGTACCCCTTTATTCTACTTTTTTGATTTTTTTGATTAAAAATAAAAAAGAGATATAAATGAAAATAGTTGGTTTTGAGGGGTACCGAGTGGTACTTACATACAGGAGTGAATGTAAATGGTATTAATTTTGGAATATATTTTTTGCTACATGTCGTCCTACATATTAGGAATGGCGACCGGAGTAGCGTTGATGAATCTGTATTATCACTACAAAGAGAGTAAACAAAATGATTGAGATATGCGAATTAATTAGTAAGCAACCAATGACCATGTCGCAATTGGTTGATATGACCGGACTGTCTAAAAACAAAATATATTATCATTTAAGTAATTACGTGAGAAAGGGATACCTTGAGGTAGTGTCAGACCGGTACAGGAATAAACTATACGCGGTGACAGATAACTGCCCAATATCGGCGCTTGCATCAAAAAGCCATATCCGTGTATACTCCAATCTTAAAAGACCGGCGAGTGATTATGCGTGGCAAACTAAAAAGCATAATAGTTCAGTCGCTATGCAATCCAGCATGGGATTGTTTGATTAAATAAAGGCATTGTATGAGCGTACAATTTGAAAACATACCGGTCGAGCTAAAGAAGATCAACCGGTGGGTGATGTGGAAATATACCGAGGTGGGCGAGGGTGAATCCAAGCGCATGTCTAAACTACCAATGCAGTCGAATGGCAGTCCGGCATCAAGCACAAACCAAAGCCATTGGACAGACTTTTTTACGGCAGAGAAAGCATACCAAACAGGTAAGTTTAGTGGGGTGGGGTTTGTCTTTAGCAAAGAGGATAATTTGGTAGGCATCGATATTGATGACTGCCGAGATCCCGAGACAGGCACGCTGACAGAGTTCGCACAGAACATTATTGACAACGTAGAGGGGTATGTCGAAGTCAGTCCGTCAGAGACCGGAGTGAAAATCTTCACACGCGCAGACCTACAACACGCGCACGTAGACCACACCATTGGTTTGGAGTGTTACACAACGGCACGATACTTCACAGTCACGGGCGCACTACTCCAAGGAAGCGTCCCAGCTAGTGAGCAAGTACTCACTCACATAATACCGGAACGTGTCTATACTAAGTCAGGCGATGAGTTTGAGGACTACAAGCCACCGGTCGAGGGGTACGATCTGCACAGGGTAGAGACCGAGATCTTGACAGAGCTCGACCCTGACATGGGGTACACGGATTGGACAGACGTGGGGATGGCGATGCACCACCAAGGTCAGGCTGATTTTGAGTGGCTAGAGGCATGGGACAGATGGTCACAGGGTAGCGGTAAGTATGTTGCCAATTTGTGCGACAACAAGTGGCGCACGTTTAGTGGCTCAGGGATTACATTACGCTCGCTGATATTTAAGGTCAACCAAAAGAAAATTAAAGAGGCGCTCGACAACGGTGATATCATATTAGATCAAAATGTGATGTCACATGCACGCACATTTTTAGACAATTACTACAGGATCGAAGAGGGATATAAGCTTGTTCACTATGCCGATGATTTTCACTTGTATTCCGGCACACACTACGAAGTGATTGAGGAGTTAACGATCCGGTCTGATGTGTACCATTTTTTAGACAAGTGTAAAAAACTTGGACGTAAGCAAGAAATCATTCCGTTTAATCCAAACCCAGCGGCAGTGAGTGCCACGATTGATGCAATAAAATCAATCATCCACTTACCAAATCATGCAAACACTAAACCACCAATTTGGTTAAGGAATTATATAATGAACAAACCTTCAGCATCGAAACTTATTAGTTTAAAAAACGGTTTATTCCATGTGGAGGATCAGGCGCTCATCTCTCACTCACTTGGATTTTTTACACAAAACTCACTTAACTTTGATTATGATCCAAACGCAAAGTGTCCAAGGTGGGAGCAGTTCATGACAGACATTTGGGAGGATGACATCGAGGCGATTCACACCCTGCAAGAGATGTTTGGTTACATACTGTCAGGTGACACCCAGCAACAAAAATTCTTTAATATGATCGGCCCGCGTCGGTCAGGTAAAGGTACAATTAATAAAATATTAGTTTCATTATTGGGGCAACACAATACGGTTGCGCCGGAATTAGGAGAATTGTGTGATACATTTGGTCTTCAACCTTGGCTTGGTAAACTGCTTGCTTCTTTTACTGATGCGCGTGCACCCGAACGCAATCGGAACGCTGTTGTGTCTCAACTCTTGCGCATTGTTGGCGGTGATACTATTACAGTAAACCGTAAAAACAAAGACGCATGGAACGGATACCTACCGACACGTATTGTAATGTACTCCAATGAGGTGCTACAATTAACTGAAAACTCAAACGCGTTAACGGGTCGCATGATCGTGCTCAAAATGACCAAGACGTTTTATGGTAACGAGGACACAGGACTCGCAAATAAATTAGAAGAAGAACTATCAGGCATCTTTAATTGGTCAATGGAGGGGTTACGTAGACGATTAGCTAGAGGAGGCGCATTTATCCAGCCTAAGTCCGGTGAGTCGTATCTTGAGCTCATGTCAGAACTTGGCAATCCAATCGGATCGTTTGTTGAGGATACCTTGATATTTGATCCACTAGGATCTGTATCAAAAGACGATGTGTTTACGTGTTACTCACATTGGGCGATGAAGAAAAAACTATCAGCCGGTACAGAATTTTCATTCAAGCGTAGATTCTTAGCGGCAACCCAAGAGCATCGTATTGAGGCGGGAATTGATCGGTCGGGAGGCAAGCGTACACATATGTATGTCGGCGTCAGACTAAATGAAAAAGCCCAAACATATATTGATAGTATTGTTTCATTCGAGGACGGGAGTGAGTACTAATGAATAATTATGATTTATTTTGGTTAGTATATTGGGGATGCGTAATAGTATTTTTTATTTTAGTTTGGGCAATTATAAACAGGAATGATTAATGAAGACTATTATTCACGTCAATCAACACGTAATTAAAGATAACGCCAAGACAGGGGAGAGAAATCCTGTGCTTACAGTTAAAACATACAAGACCAATACATATGCTCATGAAGTAGAAATAAAAGGCGATAGCAAGGTTGTATACAGTCCGGACAAACCATTGAGCTGTGGCGCCAAGGTTTGGATTGAAACCGAGGGCGAAGTAATTATTAAAAACTAGAGGTGGATGATGATGCTGGAGGATTTTAAGGTAACAGTAAATAAACGTATGGCGACAGACTTTCAATTTAAACAGGCAATTAAAAGATCGGGGTTTTTTATGTGGAATTATCGAGTAATGAATGTGGACACGGATGAAGACGAGACCTCTTTAGAGGTACGTGAAGTGTACTATGACAGAATGGGTGAGCCTTACGGGCACTGTACCGCAGAGGTGTTTGGCGATGACCTTGAAGAATTGGATCGAGTATTGACAGCGATGCGTCAGGCATTTGATAAACCAATCTTAACCAAGGACGACATCACCGGAGACATACACAGACCGGAGGGGATTCCGAATGTTTCTGACGATCAGACGTAGATTTTATAAGGGCGTCATGGCATCAACCCGACGCAACCATTATAAAAAGTACGAAGTATTCTTTAGGTACAATGCTTTTGAGATGCGCCGAGAGTATGGTCGCAGACCCAATCCACCAATGTGGAGATACAAAATTGAAACTGAAAACTAAACTTTTTATAATGGTGGTAACCTTGCCAATATGGATTATTCCGGTTACTATATGGGTCTATTGCATTGATTTATACGAACACATGACAGGAGATTAAGTTGGATAATATGACACTAGAAGATTATTTTGCCGCCAAGGCATTACAGGGAATGCTTGCCAATTCAAACACTTTAAGGAACATGCCATATCACGTTATTGCCAAAATGTCATATGAATTTGCGCAAGCCATGATTAAAGCTAAAGAAGAATTTAATGGCAAAAACTAAATACTATTCGGTTGACGCTGGGTTTTTTCCTCAGATCATGTACCTATGTTTTAGCGATAACGCGCTTCAGCAATTGTTTGAGGATAATAAACTGTCAACAGGCATTCACGCGTTCGATAAAGGTGAGGCGGAAACCATCACGATACAGACGCACCGAGGCCAGCTCATTATCATGGCGTTTGATCTCAGTAATTATGAGATGGAAACGGATGACACTGTTTGGATTGGGGTTATTAGCCATGAAGTCAGTCACGCGGTTGAAAAGCTTGGACACCTCATTGGTGAGGAGAACATTGCCGGTGAGACACGCGCCTACTTCACGCAGTCTGTTGTTGAGCAAGTTTATTCCGCCAGCCTAATTGAAAGAGAAGAGCATGCTAGAAAAAGAGATCGAAGCATATCTAATAAAAAGCGTAAAACAGAAGAATGGCCTATGTCTGAAATGGATCTCAACGATAACGGGAGTGCCGGATCGGATAGTGATCCTCCAAAATTACCTAAAGTTCGTAGAACTAAAAACGCAAAAGGGCGTGATCAGTCCGAGACAGAAGATAGTGTTCAGTCAGTTGGAAAGCCTCGGATTTCCCGTCGTAGTGATTCGGTCTAAGGAAGAAGTAGATGCCCTCATTAACGAGATCCAACCTACATGACTACCAAAAAGAGATCGTGGAAAAAGCCAAGGAGATACCAAACCTTGGCCTGTTCTTACCTCCAGGTCTTGGTAAAACAGCAACCACCCTCACCATCATCGCCGAACAGTTTACCGGCAGAACGCTAATCATTGCGCCCAAGCGAGTGGCCGAATCGGTATGGTCGGACGAGATACCAAAGTGGGGGCATACAAATAACCTTACTATCAGTAAGGTTATGGGCACACCGGTACAACGCGCCGCGGCTCTACGGGTTGACGCAGACATCCACATCATTAACCTAGAGAACGTGGCGTGGTTGTTTAATGATCAGCTGAAAGTAAATCCGTTTACTAATCTAGTGATTGATGAGTCATCACGCTTCAAAGACGCCAGCACAAAACGATTTAAAGCATTAAAGAAGCATTTAAAGACGTTTAAACGCAAAATAATACTGACGGGTACACCAACCCCTCAAGGGTATGCCGATCTATGGTCGCAAGTTGGGATCTTAGACCTAGGCGAACGTTTGGAGTCAAGCGTCACCAAGTTCAGAACCAAGTACATGTACCCATCTGAGCGTAACCGCCACACCGGCATGATCTACAAGTGGGCGCTTAACGATGGGGCTGATAAGCAGATCCAAGATCAGATCAAGGACATCTGCTTCTCGCTCAAGGCCGAGGACTATTTGAAACTACCGGAGGTCACCAAGGTGTACCACACCGTTAAGGTGAGCCGGTACGTACGGGGCGCGTATGACACCTTGCGCAAAGACTTGGTGCTCGAGACTGGTAAAGAGACCATCACGGCAGTCACCGCCGCGGCTCTAACAAACAAACTGCTACAGTACACGTCAGGCTTTTTGTATAACGAGGAAAAAGAAGCAATTCCACAACACGAGGCCAAGCTAGATTATTTGGAAGACCTGTGGGACGAAGAGACACCAACCTTGGTATTCTATCATTACCAAGATACGTTGAAGTCATTGCAAAAGAGATTTGATGTCACCATACTAGATGATAACCCGCAGACACTAATTGATTGGCGAGAGGGTAAGATCAAGATGCTGGTGGCGCATCCTCAGTCCGGCGGGATTGGGCTCAACCTACAATGTAATGTGGCGGACACGGCGCAGATGGTGTGGTTTGATCTACCTTGGAGCAGTGAGAACTATATTCAAGCCAACGCCCGTATTCATAGGCAAGGACAAGAGAAGCCGGTTATTATCCACCATCTAGTGATGGAGAGAAGTATTGATAGCCAAGTGATCGATGTTTTAGAAGGTAAAATAAATATTCAGAATGCCGTACTAAATGCGCTAGATTTTGCATTAGTATAGTACCATGAAAATTATTATAACTGAAGTTGAAATTTTTGCTGTCAGCCCTCGTCTTAGTGATGAGGATGCAGATCCAATGGAACGTGATGACAATAAGGAAAGTTCATATTTCCTTATTGTTGAAGATGGTTGGTTGCCTTGGACAAATGAAGACATTGCAGACGTGCGCAAAATTATTTCAAAACTAGATCCTAAAGATCAGTTTATTATGGAAGCGTTTTTGGATGGAATGACACATTCAGATGTGTCTGTCACAGAAAAATATTGGCGCTACCATTTTAACAAGAGCGTTGAAATTATTAAGAAGGAGATGGAGTTATGGTAAAGATTAAAAATGCAACACCAGAAGAGTGGGATGCGGCGGCCAAAGGCGCGGGTTGGGGAGCTGGTAGACCGGCAATTGGCACACCAATATTTGATACCACCGGATGGGTACCAGACATGGTTAACAAACCTTCTCATTACACGCAAGCTAAGTGGGAAGTGATTGAAGTATTAGAAGAATTTTTTGGTAAGGATCCTTTAATGTGGCAAGTTGGAAAATATATTTTGCGACATGAGCATAAAGGTAATTCAATCCAAGATCTAGAGAAAGCAGTATGGTATTTAAATCGTAAAATTAATAAACTAAAGGAGCAATAACATGGCAGTAGAAATTGGCGGTAAAGAATTAACTTTTGTGTTTACAGTAGATCAAGTAAATTCAATCTTAAGTGTATTGGGTCAAGCATCTTTTGTGCAATCAGCTAACTTGATTAATTTGATTCAATCTCAAGGTACAGATCAATTTGCTAAGATTCAGGCCGAAGTGGAAGCCGAAGAAGCCGCGGCAGAACCTGTTGAAGAAACATTGACAAATGAGTGATCTTTTAAATAAGATTCTTGAAGCCAATAAGTTCACCAACGAACAGGCTAAGGAAGATATTTTAAAGCGTAAAGAAGCGGACCAAGAAGAATACCGTCGCCAGATGGCTGGCGCGGTTACTCGGATTGTGGTTAATCAAGCGCTTCAAGAAGCAAGAGATCGTAAAAAGATCTTTGATGAGACGAAGGGCGAGACTGAGGCGTAATTTGCATTAGTATAAGTATGACTACTAAAAAATACAAATTCACCGAGGAATCAGCCAAAATTATCCTAGAAATGGGAAAAGCTGGCGCCTCTCAAAAAGCAATGTATGCGGCAATCGGCATCAGTCGATCCACAGCAATGCGTCTCAAAAAAGAAGATCCTATCTTTGCTGAAACATTAGACTTGGCTACAGTGTTTGGACAGGCATATTGGGAAAACCTTATGCTAGAAAATGTTGAGAACAAGTCCTTTAATTCGCGTATTGTGGAAATTGCCCTTCGTGGGCAATATCCAGACGATTACAAAGACACACGCGAACAAAAGGTTGATGTTAAAGCGGAAGTTAAGATTGACTTTAACAAAGAAATTCAAGATCTAATTAAAGCATTAAATACGTAATTCCCTAATAAGGAAATATCATGAGACAATGCTCCATATGTGGTGTAGAAAAAGCTTACTCTGAATTTCATAAAAAACCGACAGGTAGGGAAGGGAGATCCACGTATTGTAAAAAATGCCAAGTTGAAAAAACAAAAATTTGGAGAAATAAAAATCCAGATCAAGTTAAGAAACATAGTTTAAGCAAGTACGGAATTGATTTACATATATTCAAAAACATGATTGAATATCAATCAAACAAATGTGCAATATGTTTTACTGAATTTAAGTCGACAAAACACACTCACGTAGATCATTGTCATACAACGGGAAAAGTAAGAGGGTTGCTTTGTAATTTGTGCAATCATTTGCTGGGATCGGCAAAAGACTCTGTACAGACGCTAGAAAATGCTATACAATATCTCCATCAGAACTCTACCGAGGAAAACAAATGGCAACATTGGCAACAGCGCACGCTCTTCTCTCAGCCTCAGGATCAAAACGATGGCTCGCATGCACGCCATCAGCCAGATTAGAAGCCACACTACCCGAACAAAAAAGATCAAAGAACGGATTTGATTTTTCAGCCGAGGGCACCACAGCTCACGCCTTGGCCGAGATCAAATTACTACATCACTTTGGTAAGATTGACACCGATGAGTTTAATCGTGAGTACGATATTATTAAACTTACTCAATATTATAACGATGACTTTGAAGCACACGTCGATAACTACGTACTGTACGTTCGTTCACAAGTGGGCGATGGCGATGAGCCAATGTTTGAACAAAAGACAGACTTCAGTGACTGGGTACCAGAGGGCTTTGGTACCGCCGACGTAGTCATCCTGTCTAAGTATAAGATCCGAGTCATTGACCTTAAGTTCGGTGCCGGCATTCCGGTCGATGCCAAAGATAACCCACAGTTACGCTTATATGCACTGGGAGCGTATTCCAAATTTAAAGAACTCTACCCTGAGATTAGGGAAGTAGAGTACACCATCCATCAACCTAGACTCAACAGCATTACAACAGACGGCACCACACTAAACAAGCTAATTGATTGGGCGACATTCTATGTCAAACCAAAAGCTAAAAGAGCTTGGGTGGGTGATGGCGAGTTTGTTGCTGGGGATCATTGCCAATTCTGTAGAGCCAAAGCGCAATGCCGTGCCCGCGCAGACTTCAATACCGCGCTTGCCAAGATGGAGTTTAGAGATCCGCCGCTCCTGTCTGATGAAGAGATGTCAAACGTATTAGACAAAGCACAAGACCTCAAGTCGTGGGTCGGTGACGTGGAAGACTACGCACTTAACAAAGCAGTAGACACCGGCGACGTACCTAAAGGCTACAAGTTAACAACCACAACAACACACCGCAAGATATCAGACATTGCGCTTGCCTCCGAAGTATTAATCTCCAAGGGCATTCCTAAAAACGAGATTTGGGAACAACCAAAGATGAAGTCCATTGCGTCGCTAGAAAAGTTGGCCGCCAAAGGACAGATCGTAACGTGGTTAGGTGACTTAGTTCAGCGCCCAGAGGGATCACCCAAATTGGTCCGCGACCGAGCCGGTAATATAGGGGACGATTTTAAATGATATTTGATTTTTTGGAATATTCATTTGATATTCCAAACGAAATAATTGACGACTATCAAAAAGATTTTGAATCGTTACGTGATCCCAGCATGAGAGAAGATTTAGAAGTAATGCGAGAGTCAATTTACGCAATGATGAGTTTAGTAGAGGCGCACCCTAAGTTAATTACTAAAGATAATTATATTAGGGAGTTCTCAGAAGCATTAGCAATGAAAGAAGCGTTATTTAATTTAAATCTCTTGCATGATGCATAAATCAAGAGTATATTGTTTTTAAGGGTTGACGATAGGGCCCCTACTGAAGTCCTTATCTTACGTTAAAAAGGAAATTAATTATGGCAATTCCATCAACTAAAGTAAAAGTAGTTTCTGGTAAAGTTCGTCTATCATTTGCTCACTTGTTTCAACCACAAGCGGCAATGGAAGGTGGCACTCCAAAGTATTCAGTATCAATCATCATTCCAAAGAGTGACACAGAAACGATTGATAAATTTAACAAAGCATTTGAAGAAGCTAAGTCATCAAATGCCGCGTTCTTTGGCGGTGCAGTACCTAAGGGACTTAAAGGTGGTTTGCGTGATGGCGACGAAGAGAAAGATGACGCGGCATATGCTAACTCATATTTTATCAACGCCAACTCAGTTAACAAACCTGGAGTTGTAGATGCAGATATGAACGAGATCATTGATCCAAACGAAATATACTCTGGATGCTATGCTCGAGTTTCAGTAACATTTTACCCATATAACGCAAGTGGATCGAAAGGTATTGCTTGCGGGTTAAATAATGTAATGAAGGTTGCAGATGGCGAACGCTTAGGCGGTGGCACATCAGCAGCTCAAGACTTCGCAAATTAATTAACCGGAACTGGGCCGCCTAATAAGCGGCCTTTTTGTCTCTAAAATATGCAAAAAGTACTTATTATGGGATTACCCGGAGCTGGCAAGACTACATTAGCCAAAGCATTAGTAAATGAATTGTTAGACACAGGTAAGACAGTTAAATGGTTTAATGCAGATCAAGTACGCAAAGACAATAATGACTGGGATTTTTCAGATGCAGGAAGGATGCGTCAGGCGCATCGCATGAATCAACTTGCTAAAGACTCAAATGTGGATTTTGTAATTTGTGATTTTGTTTGTCCTACCCCATTATTAAGGGCAATTTATTCACCGCATTATAATATTTGGGTCGACACCATACACGAAGGTCGGTATGAAGATACCAACGCCAAATTTACACCACCATCAAATTTTAATTTTAAAGTGATTGAACAGGATGCTGAAAAGTATGCCAAATTAATCACAGAAGATTTAATACATAGGAATAATAATGGATCAATACAGACAGTATATAGCCGCTAGTCGGTACGCGCGTTATATCGACGAAAAGAACCGTCGCGAAACTTGGGCGGAAACCACACAACGATTTGTAGATTATATTTTTAGTAGGACAGATGCAATTGTAGGAAACGAAAAATTAAAGGATCAATTGTACAAAGTTATTTATAACCATGAAGTAATGCCATCCATGCGTGCCATGATGACAGCTGGAAGGAGCGCAGACCGTGATAACACTTGTGTTTATAACTGTAGTTATTTGCCTGTGGACGATCCTAAGTCTTTTGATGAGGCTATGTTTATATTGTTGTGTGGCACTGGTGTTGGCTTTTCTGTGGAATCCAAATGCATTAGCAACCTACCGGAAATTCCAGATCGTTTGTATAAGTCAGACCACACTATCGTTGTGCACGACTCCAAAGAGGGATGGGCCAAGTCATTGCGTTTGTTATTAGCAAACCTATGGGCGGGCGAGATCCCAAAGTGGGATGTGTCTAAAGTTAGACCGGCAGGTACACGCCTCAAAACATTTGGTGGACGTGCGTCCGGTCCAGAGCCATTGGTGGACTTGTTTGAGTTTGTAACAGCCACGTTTAAACATGCACAAGGTCGCCGACTTAACTCACTTGAGTGTCATGATATCATGTGTAAAATTGGTGAGGTGGTAGTGGTTGGCGGTGTACGTCGATCAGCCATGATCTCACTGTCAGACTTAGACGATGAAAGGATTAGACATGCTAAAGCCGGCCCTTGGTGGGAAACTGCACCTCACCGCGCTCTCGCGAACAACAGCGCAGTATATGTTGAGACTCCGACAGTTGGAAAATTTATGGAGGAATGGTTGTCTCTTTATAATTCCCATTCAGGTGAACGGGGAATTTTTAATCGGGAGGCTGCTAAAAAAACTGTTGCAAAGTTTGGATATCGAGACCCAGACTACGAGTTTGGAACCAACCCATGCTCAGAAATTATTCTTAGACCATATCAATTCTGCAACCTTAGTGAAGTGGTCGTTCGTCATGACGATACGGAAGAAACGCTCATTGAAAAAGTTAAGCTTGCCGCGATCCTTGGTACAATCCAATCGACGTTCACCAAGTTTCCATACCTCAGAAAAGTTTGGCAGAAGAACACCGAAGAGGAACGCTTACTTGGGGTATCTCTCACCGGAATCTATGATAATGTTATGCTCACAACACAAGGACAAAAACTAAATGACCTCCTCAACAAATTACGAGAAACAGCTAGAGAAACAAATCGAGAGTGGGCTGACGCACTTGGAATCCCTGCAAGCGCAGCTATCACATGCGTTAAGCCTTCAGGAACCGTTTCACAACTTACTGACTCCGCTTCAGGTATCCATCCTCGCCATAGCCCGTACTATATCCGAAGAGTTAGAGGAGACAAAAAGGATCCTCTCACAACATTTCTTATCGACAGCGGAGTTCCAGCCGAAGACTGTGTCATCAAACCAACCCAAACAATCGTCTTCAGTTTCCCTCAGCGAGCACCATCAGGTATCACTAGAGCCGACGTCACCCCCCTCGATCACCTCGGACTCTGGCTTACTTATCAGCGTGAGTGGTGCGAACACAAACCCTCAGTCACCATCTCCGTCGAAGAAAAGGACTGGCCGGAAGTAGGCGCTTGGACTTGGAAAAACTTTGATGAGATTAGCGGTGTGTCATACTTACCGTATGATGGCGGATCATACCGTCAGGCACCATACGAAGAGTGTACCCAAGAAGAGTATGAAGCATTAAAAGCTAAAATGCCAGTAATTGATTGGGATAATTTTAAAGAACTGACAGACAACGTAGAAGGCGCACAAATGCTTGCTTGCACAAGCGGCGCTTGTGAGATCTAACATGGTGGCGAAAAACAACATCACAGGCGATCTAATTCAGTCCAAACTAAACAGCAAGGCGTTTGAGGATAACTTTGACAGGATCTTCCGCAAGGTGAAAGAGGAAGCGCCTGAGCTGTGGACTGAGGAAGACGAAAAAAGGGTCGACATT